TAATGGTGACCCTACCCGCTTGTTGCTATCGCTTCAAGCGTGGGGGGCGTCATCAAAGTCAGATGCTAAATCAAAGGCTGCTGCTATTAGCGCACGAAACAAAGGTAAGTAATGACAACATATGGAACTGCAATTTACAATGGCGCTACTTATACCTTGTATGGTCGCCCTGGTTCTACACTATGCGATGAACTCAATCGCCTTGCTAATGGCGGTGAGTACCCTGCTAAGACAGCGTATAAAGATGAAGAAGGCGCAAGCAACGTATGGTCAGGAACTGCACCAGGAACAGGCTTACTAGGTTCACTTAACTATAAGGCTAGTTCTACACGCAAACATCCTAACTACAAAGGACACAATGCCGTATGCAGCGAACTTGCTGGCATTACCGACCCAGCCAAATACCTTGAGGCTGTTACCGCACTAAGAACGGTTGCTTCCTAATGACAACATTTAATAACTTAATAGATGATGTACAACTTGACCTTAGTGGTTTTACCTATCGTCAAGACCGAGTAACCTATCTTACATCCGCAGCAACTAGCGGTGATTTAGTACTTAACGTAGCCTCAACTGATAACATCGGTAAAGGTATTATTGAAATTGATGATGAAATGTTATGGGTAGATGCATATGACCGTCAAGCAAATACTATTACCATCGCGCCTTTTGGTCGCGGGTATAACGGTACAACTGCAGCAGCACATGATATAAATGTAAAGGTAACTATTACTCCTACCTACCCACGCTATGCAGTTAAGCGTGCTATCAATGACACTATCAATGCTGTATATCCTAAAGTTTTCTCAGTAGGTTCTACTGCAGTATCATTCCTTGCTAGCCGTACAACGTACGCAGTACCAGCAGATGCAGTACAGATTCTTTCAATGGCATGGCAATCAGTTGGACCAACTAAAGAATGGCTACCTATTCGCCAATGGCGTTGGGACCCACTTGCATATGCAACTGCCTTCCCTACAGGTAAGTCTGTCTCAGTCTATGACAACATTTTACCTGGTAGAACTATGAACATTATCTACGCACACATTCCTGGGCTGATGACAGCCAATGCTGATGACTTTGAAAACACAACTGGCTTACCTGCGTCCATGAAAGACGTAGTTGTTTACGGTGCTGCATGGCGTCTATCATCTTATGTAGACCCAGCCCGTATCACTATCTCTTCCCCTGCTGCTGACGAACTAGACGTAAAGCGTCCGTATGGAACGGGAACAAGCGTAACAAAAAACTTACAAGGGTTGTACCTGCAACGCCTTGAAGAAGAATCTCTAAAACAGAAACTTCAATACCCAACCCGCGTCCACTACAGCCGATAGGTAGATAGATGACAACACGTAAATATAGTTCCCGCTCCCAGCAAACATCCTTATCAGCAGCAGTCACCTCTGGTGCTGTTGTTATACCTGTTGTCAATGCACTCACCCTTATGGGTGGAGCATCGGTTACAAGTGGTCAAACATTTGTAATTGTTATTGACCCAGACACGGCGCTTGAAGAAATTGTAGAAGTCACCGCTGTCAGTTCCAACAACTTAACGGTCACTCGTGCTGTTGATATGTCTGGTGCTGCAGCGCAAGACCACTCATCTGGTGCAGTTGTTCGACATATGATTATTGGTCGTGACCTTCGTGAATCTAATCTTCACATTGAAGCATCGGCTGCTTATAACGATGGCACTAGCACACATGCTGTCCACGGATTAGGCTCATCTGATGGCTCTGTAGTTGGTACTACCGCAACACAGACCCTTACAAACAAAACTCTTATTTCACCAATTCTTACTAGTACTTTAGAAAATGATGCAAGTATTACCTTTGAAGGTGCTACTGCTGATGCATTTGAAACTACTCTTACAGTTGTAGACCCAACTGCTGACCGTACAATTACATTACCTAATACATCAGGTACTGTTGTACTTAAAGACTCAGTTGATACTTTAACTAACAAAACTTTAACAAGTCCTACTATTTCAGGTAGCCCAGTTATTACTGGTCTTTCATCTGCTGGTATGTCAGCATCATCTGCTGCACCTAAGGATTATGTAGATTCTATTCTTGGCTCAGCAACTGCTGCATCTACCTCTGCAGCATCTGCTGCAACATCAGCAAGTAGTGCTGCTACTAGTGCATCTTCTTCACTAACGTCAGCAAACTCTGCAGCAACATCTGCAACTGCATCTGCTGCTTCAGCAGCAACTGCTACTACACAGGCTACTGCTGCTACTACTTCTGCTACATCAGCGGCTGCGTCAGCAACCGCTGCTGCTACTAGTGCTGCTTCTGCTGCTACATCTGCAACTGCTGCTGCTACCAGCGCTTCAAGCGCTGCTACTTCTGCTACATCTGCTGCTGCTTCTGTATCCAGTATAGCAGGTTACGCAACTACTGCTAGCAACTCAGCCAGCGCGGCGGCTACTTCTGCTACTAGTGCAGCAGCATCTGCTACAGCAGCAGCCACAAGCGCAACTTCTGCAGCAGCCTCTGCTTCATCTATGACAGCCAGCGTTTCTGCTGCTGCTACATCGGCTACAAGTGCCGCTGCAAGCGCCACAGCAGCGGCTACAAGCGCTACCAGTGCGGCAGCCAGCGTAACTGCAGCCGCTACCTCAGCAACATCTGCAGCAGCATCTCAAACCGCTGCTGCCACTTCAGCCTCTTCTGCTTTAACTAGTCAGACTGCTGCTGCAACTTCTGCGTCTTCGGCTGCTACCTCAGCCTCATCTGCTTTGACTAGCCAAACAGCAGCAGCAACAAGTGCAACATCTGCTGCTACTTCTGCATCCTCTGCTGCTACAACTTACACAGCATACGATGCTCGTTACTTAGGCTCCAAGGCTTCTGCTCCAACGGTTGACAATCAAGGTGGTGCCTTAATTACTGGTGCTACTTATTGGAACTCTGGTAGTTCAACTATGTTTGTATGGTCAGGTTCTACTTGGGGTGCTATATCTACAGCCAATGGAGCAGTTACAACTGGAACGTTAGCGCAATTTGCAGCAACAACTTCTGCTCAATTAGCAGGTGTTATTTCAGATGAAACTGGAACTGGCGCTTTGGTCTTTGCTAACACACCAACTTTAGTTACTCCTGTTCTTGGCGTGGCTACGGCAACATCTGTTAATGGTACAACTATACCAACATCTAAGACTTTAGTAGTTACTACAGATACTTTGGCAGTTCACGCTGCTACAACTTCTGCTCAACTAGCAGGTGTTATCTCTGATGAGACTGGTTCAGGCGCGTTAGTATTTGGAACTGCACCTACAATTTCTAACTTAACACTAACTGGAACATTAACTGTAGCAGCATCTGCTGGTACAAGTGGGTACTTGCTTTCAAGTACAGGCACTGGCGTACAATGGATAGCCGCTACTGTTGGATACACAGCACCAACCCTTGGTTCAACATCTATTGCTTCTGGAGCCACAGTTACAACAATTAACGGATTAACTAAAATTGTATCTGCAACGGTAGCCAAGTTGGATGCCAGTGGATATGAGCAAGACTTTGACCTATTAACAATAATGGGTGCAATCTAAACGAAAGGGTAGTAACTAATGGCTACAACAACTAAGGTGCTCGCAAGAGCAGCAGCAGCAACATCAAGCACAACTCTATACACGGTGCCGTCAGCAACAACTACAGTAGTAACTAATATCGTAGTGACTAACTCGGCAGCAACTGCTGCTACGTTTACTCTTACGCTTAACAGCGTTGATATATTTACTACAAGTGCAATTGCCGCTAACTCAACAGCAATGTTTGACTTAAAGCAGGTAATGGCAACAACTCAAATTATTGCTGGTTTTGCCAGCGCAACAACAGTTAAGTTTCATATCAGCGGAGTGGAAATTGCATAATGGCAAGTAAAACTTTTCCAGGAACTGGAGTGTCAAATGTTTTTCCTGCTGCTACTGGCATTGCTCTTGCAACAATAACATCTTCTACAGGTTCTCCAACTATTGATTCAGCGGCACGTGCTGGCAAAACCATTTATAAGTTTACTGGCTCTGGAACATTTACTGTAGGAGTTGCTGGTGTATTAGAAATGTTAATAGTTGGTGGCGGTGGTGGAACAAATACTAATGCCAGTTCTGGCGGAGGTGGCGGAGGTGGATATATTTATTTTGCTAATAAGTCTGTAAAAGCAGGAACATATACAGTCGAGGTTGGCGCTGGAACTAATGGTAGTACTACTAGCACTACTCCATCATCAAATGTATATTCTGCAGCAAACCTTGATTCCATAATTGCATGGCAAGGTGGTGGTGGTGGTAACGGTGATATATATGGCGGTTCTGGTGGTGGTGTATGGAGCATAGGCAATGGTGGGCAAGGAACTTCTAAATATGGTCAAGGCAATGCTGGTGGATACGCTGTGGCTGGATACTCAAAAGCAGGCGGTGGCGGTGGTGCTGGTACTGTAGGGGGTAACTCTACTGGATTAAATAATGGTCCTGGCGGCATTGGCGGTGATGGAGCATTAAACTCCATAACAGGTACTGCTACATACTATGCTGCTGGTGGTGGTGGCGGCGCATTTTCTCCTGTTGGTGGTGTTGGTGCAGCAGGTGGAACGGGCGGTGGCGGGACTGGCAATGCTACTCAAGCAGGAACTGGAACTGATGGAACAGTTAATACGGGAAGTGGCGCAGGTGGTAAATACACAGGCGCGGCAACTACTGGTGGCTCAGGTATTGTGATTGTGGTGGTGGGATAATGGCACATTTTGCAAGAATTAAAAACAACATTGTTCAACAAGTCATTGTAGTAAACAATGAAGTCTTGGAAAATAAAGAGTTTCCAGAGTCAGAGTCAATTGGCATAGCCTTCTGCAAAGAAACATTTGGAGAAGATACTGAATGGTTGCAGACTTCTTATAATAATAACTATCGTGGGCGTTTTGCATGCAATGAATATACATATGACCCAATTAAAGATGAGTTTGTTGAACCAGTAACAGAATAACAATTACACCTGACCATGTGTTAAAACTGGTCAACTATTATTATGGATACAATACTAACTGACATCTTCCCGCTTGCGCGGGATATAGATGATGCAATAGATGAAACAGAAGAACAAATATACTAAGGAGCATACGTGGCTAGAGATATAACAGAAGGTCGTTCAGGTCTCCTTACTAACACATCAACCGATGGGCTTGTGCTGTCTAATGCATATGCCCCTGTTGGTATTGGCACTGGTACTTTCTGGCAAAACACTGGCATTCAATATGACTTTGCTGTTGCTGGTATTCCTTTTCTTACTGCTATCAATGACACACGCCCATACGAGCGTGCAACTGCACCATTCCGTAAGCAGCAATTTGATTCACAACGTGACCCAGGTGAGCAGTCACTCACTGGATGGTGGTTAAGAAGTCAGTCTTCATTCCATGCGGGTGAAGGTATTATATTCTATGACCCACTATCTAACCCATACTCAACTACACTTGCATCCAACTCTTATAGAATTGCAGATGCCTATGGTGTAAATATATGGACACCTGGACAGGTAACGTTATTGCGTTCAGTATCACAGGGACACAATATGACTGCAACGCTTGCTGCTAATAAACGTTCTGGTCAGACTATGCGTACCGTGCGCTACCTTGATGGTGCTACATATGTTGATGCTGTTTTAATGCATGATGGCTATGACGTTGACCGTATCCATGTTGATGGAACTGTAGACCACTGGGTAGATTACACATCAGGCTCACGTGACCCTGTTTATTCTATATGTGATGACGGTCAGTATGCTTATTGGATTACCAATGATACTGCATCTGGTAAGTTAGAAATGAATAAGAAACTTATTAGCGCTGCTTCTACTTCTGCGCCAACAGTTATGTTTACTAAGACTGGTACAACAATTACTAATGCAGTAGTTGAATATGTAAAGCAACGTCTTATTGTTGCAGCCAACAACTCAATCTATGAATTACCAACTAATGCCACTACCTCTACATCAGTTACTTCTGTATATACACACCCTAATACATCATATGTATTTAGTAGTATTGCAGAATCAGGTTCTGCTATTTATGTATCAGGCTATAATGGCGCTCAATCATCTATCTTTAAGTTTGTTCTTGATACTACTACAGGTGCTATGCCTGTACTATCATCTGCTATTACAGCAGCAGAACTACCAGTGGGTGAGATAGTACATAAATTATATTACTATCTTGGCTACATGATGATAGGTACAAGTCAAGGTGTGCGTGTTGCTAATGTTGCAAATGATGGTTCACTTACATATGGCCCATTGATTACCGTAACAGGACACCCATGTTATGACTTTGCTGCACGGGATACTTATGTTTGGTGTGCTACTGGATTACCTACCGTTAACACGGAGCCAGGTTTAATCCGCATGGACCTTAGTAATGAGATAGATACATTACGTTTTGCTTATGCTAAGGACTTACATTATGACACAACAGGACATAGTGAAACAACAGCATGTGCTTTTTTTGGTACATCAGGGCAAATGGGATTTGCTACTACTGCCGATACCAGTGGTGTCGGGTATCTATACACAGAACATGCAACGCAGTTGCGTGCTGATGGTTACCTGCAAACAGGATACATACGCTATAACACGCTAGAGCAAAAGAACTTTAAGCGTGTAGTTGCTAATGGTAGTTATACGCTTGGTTCTATGAACTTACAAGCAGTAGATTTAAGCGGCAACATATTTGATATTAACGCATATGATGTATCAATTGGTAAACCTGAGTCTGCTATTACTCAGCCGCTTGGAGCACAAGAAGCACTTGCTTTACGTTTCCATCTATATCGTGATACGACAACAGATACTGCTGGTCCTACATTTAAGGGCTATCAACTCAAGGCAGTACCAGCCTCACCACGTGAGCGCATCATTAAGATTCCACTGTTGAACTACGACACTGAGGTAGACAAGTATAACTCAACAGTTGGATATGAAGGTAGAGCATTTCAACGGTTAGCAGCATTAGAAAATGCTGAAGCCAATGGAGATGTTGTTACATTTCAAGACTTCCGTACTGGTGAAATTAGCCAGTGCCTCATTGAAGAGGTAATGTTTACTGACATTACTCCTCCCGATAAGAAACTTACTGGCTTCGGCGGTATTATTTCTCTAACCATTAGAACGGTATAACATGTCATCCGATATTGCTACAATTGTTTACTCATACTTTTTTGTTATTGCAGCATTACTTGCTGGTATTTCTATAATTGCCAAACATACAATTAAAAAACATACTGAAGCAATTGAAGATAAGTTAGCGCGTATTGAATACGCATTATATAACGATGGACATACAGGTTTAATTAACAAAGTTGACCAGTTAATTGAGAATCAAAATTATATTAAGATTGATGTTGAAGTTATGAAGGCAAAGGCAGAACTGTAATGGGATACACAACTATACTTCCTGAGCCAATGTGGGACCCAGTAACACCAAACATAGACCCAGATGAATGGAATGATGATGACGAAGATTGATGAGTTTATTGCAGTAGCCACAAAAGAAATTGGCACAGTAGAAGAAGGTAATAATCTTACAAAGTATGGCAAATTCACTAAGCATGATGGGCAACCTTGGTGTGGCTCCTTTGTCATGTGGTGTGCCAATGAAGTAAAAGTCAAGATTCCTAATTGCGTCTATACGCCAGCAGGAGTAACTGGATTCCAGGGTATAGGCGCATGGTCAAATGCTGCCACAGCCAAGCCAAAGCCAGGAGACATTGTGTTCTTCGACTTTGTAGAAGGTGGCAACCCTGTAGAGCATGTGGGCATAGTAGTAAAAGATAATCTTGATGGCACAGTTACTACCATTGAGGGCAACACATCACCTGAAAAGAAAGCCAAAGGTTCACAGGCTAATGGTGGTGAGGTAGCAGAGCGCATCCGCGCTTACAAAAAAGATAACAAACGTAAACTAACAGCCTACATTGTAGGTTTTGGTACACCGAAATGGAGTAAGTAATGGATAAGAAACTACAAGAACAACTAACAACCGTTGGTGGTACATACCTTCGTGCTTTTATTACTGGCGCAGTCACAGCCTTTACACTAGGTAAGACAGACCCTAAAGACTTTTTTGCTGCTGGCTTAGCAGCCATTATCCCAATCATTATGCGTTGGGCTAACCCAAAGGATGCCTTCCCAAAGAAAGGATAACACCCTATTTAAGGGGCATAGCAGCCCCATAGAGACTAGAAGCCCCCGTTCAGGTACATTAACCTACCTGACGGGGGTCTTTTTCTATTTCCCTAGTGTTTATGCTTCGTCTTCTAGTTCATCCCACTTGGTTAGATATGAGGAGTCGTGGTTACGGTGTCTAAACTCCCAGATTTTCTGCTCAACAGCCCAGATAATCTTCTTACCTAACTCACCCAAGGTGAGTCCTAATGCTATAGCAAGGTATAGTTCCATAGTTTGCTCCTAGTTGTAGTCTAAGTATAACGGACGTGCGATTATATTAAGTTGTCTACGTAATTTACTGCGTTGATTTTCAGTTGTATTGCCCCAATATCCCATGACCTCATGCCGTAAAGCATAGTCAAGGCATTCTGTTTTTGCTGGACACTCACCGCAGATACGCTTAAGAAGAAGCGTGTCTCGGTATGTGCCCGTGTCGTCAGTAAAGTATGCGTTAGGGTCAGTGCCTGTACAGTTTGTTGCATTTTCAAATGCTTTCATTGTCATCCCCCTGTTGAGTAGAAGCCAGTGCCATTAAACTTAATGGCTGGGGCTGTCCAGATTCTAACCATTGTGTTACTGCAGGTATTGCATACTGGTGGGAGCGGGTCTTGTACTTCCACCACTGCGCTACAAAAGTTACATTTGAAATCATAGTTAGGCATCACTCACATCCATCTATCTCGGTAGGTGCAGTTGTAATGGTACCACATTCAAAGCACTGTTGTGCTAAGTCATACCATCCAACTGCTCTAGTATCTTCATCCCACATTACTGTAATTTGAAACATCTTACACCCACATATGCAGGCAAAGGTAGGTGTGCCTCTAAGGTCGTTCACTTTTTTCCCAGAAAAACTTATAGTATTCAATGTCAAGTGCAAAGCGTTTCATATGCTTAACCAATGCACCCGTGTGTGTATAGAGTGGGACTCCTGCATGATGCATGAGTCTAAAGAAGTTAATATCTTCTGATACAAACTGCTCGCCTACTCCAGTTTCGTTAAAGTATGCAATGTTACCGTGTACTTCACGCATCTTCTTGACTGCGTTACGATGCATAAGTACAAATCCAAAGCCAGCCGTGCCTACCTTAACAAGGGCATCTTGAGGTAATGGATGAAGGTATGCAATCTTGTAGTCATTTCCCTCAACCCAGTTAAATACAGCAGGATATGGAGCCATAAGGCTCTTCTCGTTTTCCTTTGATATGAAGTATGTACCAGTAACTACTGGTCTTTCGTTCTTATCAGCAGCCTGCCATACCTTTTGCAGTGCCTCTTCTGTAAGTACTATGTCGCTATCTACCCAAAGAATCCAATCAAAGTCTGTCTGGTCATACCAAAACTCCAGCGCATTCTGGCGCTGTCGTCCAATTTGATTGCCTTGCACACGCATGGCTGATTGAAATGGTAGTTCTGATTTAAGAGCGGAGTAGACCATACCTTCAGTAAACTTACCATCAGTGGTGCCGTTGTCACACCAGCACATGATGATACTTTCATTCTTCTTCAGGTTCATCAAAGGTTTCTGTTGTGGTGGACTCATCTGTTGTTGGTGTTTCTTGTGAGGCTTCGGTGTCTTGGTCATAGTATGGTTTCCACCCTCCTAGGTGTTTGATTAAAGAGTTAAGTGCACGCTGCACTTTCATACGTGCACCATCTGGCGTGCTATCCATGTCTTTAGATAGTGTTGCCCAGTCAGGTGAGTCTACGCTAAAACGTAATTGTAATATGTTTTGCTTGGTTTCTGATAATTTATAGAAGGCTGCTGCTATATCTGAACGTAGTGATAACCAGTTGTTCCCATCTGATGCAACACCACTACCAAACTTAGCATTCAAGTCTTGAATCTTAGTAGGGATTTCATATGTATCCCCAATGATAGAGGGCAAGAAGGCTTCAACTACGGATGCATCATAGTAATACAGGTCTGATGTATCGTAGCCAACCTTCTTAGCCTTATCTCTTTCACAAAACTTAAGCGCTGCATTACGCAGCGACTTAGCAATTAACTTGTCGCGGTCTTTTTGTTCTAGGGTAGACCACTCCTTGTACTTACGGGGATGTCCGACAAACCATACCCACAACTCCTGACCTATGTCATCACGTTCTATCATAATATAACGTTTTGCATATTCAGATGCGAGTTGCTGTACTAACATATTATATTCATCAATGTAATTCATTATGGAATGATTACCTCACCCGCAACAATTGGTACAGCAAAAGGCACAACCTTGCGGTTGTGTTCTACTAAGATACCAATGCCTTGCTGCCAATTGGCAGAGCCTGATGTAAGGTAAGACGCTTGCTTAATGTCCATCATGTGACCGACCTCTAACCCGTATAAAGTACTGGTTTTTCCGTAGAATCCTGATGTCTCATGTTGTAATCCTATGCGGTGTGTGTGTCCACACACGACTGATTTGCCTAATCGTTTGGCTAGGTTGAGTGCAGTAGCACCAGGTGCACGGTTAAGTGCGCCTTCATCTCCGTGTGCCATTACCCAACCAGGTAACAACTCATGCATCTTATGTAAGTAATTAATCTTTAACTTGCCATAGCCCAGTAGTTCTTCAATCTCTAATGATTTAAGAGACATGAATGCTGGCGCATACTTGCGCATGTAAGTATCAATGCGGTCAGTGTGGTTGCTGCGTTGAATGTAAAATGGCTTGTTACCCAAAGCCTTGCGGTAACTAGCCATTAGTTCATGTGTTAGATTTATACTGTCTTGTAGTGTATCTGCATATTCACCTGCCATGCCTTTGTTCCAACGACTAGGTTCGGGTGCATCTAGTTCATCACCCACACACCATAGTTCGTCAGGTTTATAATCACGTATAAAATCTAACGTGGCATTAACAGCCTTGTTATCTTGATAAGGAATCTGCAAGTCACTTAAGACTACGACTCTCTTCACATTTATTCTCCATTCGGGATACCTTCCCACTGTCCGCGCTGGACTAGCAATCCAATTATGGCATAGTTTGCTAGGTCAATCAGTGTATCCTCTATAGATTCATAGTTCGGCGTGTCGCCGCTATCTACTAGGTTGTTAAGTCGTGCAAGTTTGTCATACATACGCACGCGTAAGCCATTCATTGGACCACCAGGTGCGCCTGCTATATTCATAGGGCCATAGTCAGCGTGCTTTTTAACTAAGATGTCATATAGTTCTTGCGTAATAACAAATGCATCACTTGGATTTTTCATCTAATATCTCCTTAATGCTGCTATCAAAGTTGACCATTGCTTCTCTGACTGAGAACTCTTCCCATACTTCTTCTGCCTTATCATACTTGCTGGCTACTAAGATGGCAGCCAATGCAGTAACACACATCTTTGCTTCATCTGTTTTGCCCTCACATATGGTGTCATATACATCATGCAATGCACTGATAATGTCTAGCATCCTAGTGCTAGACACTGGTATTGCTATAGCAAAATCTATATGTTCAATGTGGTCCCAGAAACTATCATCCAGCGGTAACGCATTCTCTGATTCGCTCATCTAACCATTCGCTCCCTTGTTTAATCATCATACTGTTGACGTCTTCGCCGTCAGGCATGCTGATGATGTTGACATTACCTAGTTCTCTACTGATTTTCTTACCAAACTCTAACCCTGCTGCATCACCATCTGCTAGGACAATCACTGTTTCAAAGTCATCTAGTATCTTAACATAATGTGGCTTCCAGTTGTTAGCCCCTGGTATACCTACTGTTGGGTGCTCTGTCTTGACACTCATCATGATGCAATCAAACTCACCTTCGGTGATACATATGTATTTGTCTGCAGCAAAGCATGCTTGTGTATTAAACATAGTAGTCTTAGCACCAACTAATCCCATGTACTTAGGGTCTTCACCATTCATACCACGGAATCTTAAATCAACTACACCTGATGGTGTAATATATGGGATAGCAAGCCTGCCTTTGTAAGGCTCATGCCCTGGCAGAGGGTCTTCGACCACTCCCAGATGAAAGATGCTTGCCTCTTCTACCGAGAGATGACGGCTTGATAGATACTCTGTTGCTAGTTCTATCCTTCCCGCGTATCTCTGTGTTGCCTGTAGTAAGAACTGACGTTGCGAACTGGACAGCCTCACGGTAATCACCACCTTCTTTATACATTATAAGGGAATAAGTATCGCCTTTGACACCACACCCGTGGCAGACAAAGGCGTTCTTATCATAGTTAACTGCTGCACTTGCATGACTGTCATGATGGAATGGACACTTCATCTTGCGCCATCCACTGCCTACTGCTGGTGTATCTGCACCTATGTAGTGGAGGTACTCTTCAATGCTTGGCTTCTCCAAGTGCTCTCCTTAGTAAGTCTACATACACATAGCCAGGCATGGTGCAGTACCAATCTTCAGGGCTTCCCCTACCCTTACGTTTGTGCCACACCACGCCTGTCCATGCGTTGTCGTTAGTCATCTCGACTATCAACTCTTCTATCCATCCCGCCAAGTCCATCTTGGCGTGGTTTTTAATCTCTATTGTGACTCCAGGGATACCAGAAATATCTCCTTTGTCTAGCGTAGCGCCAGCCAAACGTCTGTCTACATAGGGAAACCATTGCTTGAGATACTTAACTACATCTCGTTCTGCTCCCGAACCTTTAGCCTTTGCTGCACTACCCATTACACTGCCATCTCTGTTTGTCTGTAGTCTCTTACTATATCTTCAAGATACATAGATGCAGGGTCAAAGGATAACGACACGTATGTGCTACCACTATGGTCTGCTTTACCGTAACGATTTTTAACAGGGGCTACACATAAGTATATGTCCTGCCCTTGCATCATCTGTCCTACTGTTAATACCATTGCTGGTATCTGACTAACCATGCCCTGTAATGCTGAGCGTGGCTGACAAGGAAAGCCTTGTGCACCTTCCTTGGTATGATGTAATACAAGTACGCATGCATTTGTATCTCTTGCAAGATACTTAAGTTCTTTCATTACTGCACGCATACCTGCAAACTCTTCGTGTCCATCAATGGCTATGTCCATAAGGTTATCTACTACGATAAGCGTTGGACTTCTACCCCACATAGTTTCAAATGCAGATACTTCATCATCTAAATCTTTAAGTGTGGGGCTAGGTTCAAAGGACCAATACAAGTTAGAGAACTCTCGTAAGAGTTCTTCTGCCTTGGCTGGCTCTGTCTTGAGCATATACTCTGAGTGTGCTTGCGTTATCTTAGCCTTCATTGCAAGCAAGCGCATTGCCATAGTGTGTGCATTAGTATCAGCAGAGAAGTATAGTGTCGGTTGTTTCAGTCTTGCTGCGATATGTAATGCAATAGATGACTTACCTGCGCCAGGTGTACCTGCAATTACAGTTACCTCTGCTCGCCTAAGTATCATGCCTTCACGTTGGAATGCCTGGAAGGGAGGGGCAAGTGGTTCGCCCCCCACCTCTGGCTTGCCAATACTACGGCGTAATGTTTTCATTTATGCCTTTGTTTGGTCGGCTTGGAAACTATTCCATTCAGGTTGATTTGCTTTGATGTATTGCGTGGTGCACTTAGTCATGTCACCTTGTTTAGCAGGGCAGAAGTAACCTTTGTATGGACCGAACTTACCTGTTAGTCCATGGATGCGTGTCATTGTACCGTGTGGGCACATGCGTGATGCTGATGTAGGTGAACTGAATGAATCAGTGGGTTGTGTTACAACCTCAGTTGCTCCAAATGATGTAGCAATTGCTGCTATCTGTGGGTTAGGCGGTACTGCTATGTTAACTGGTGCTGCACCACGGATGGCTGCTTCTAGTTCTTGTGTTGCTGATGCAAGAGATGCAAGTGATAATGCAACTCTTTGGTCTAGTTCTTCTGCTGTATCAGCACGCAAAGTTACAAGAGAACCTGCATGTGATTTAACGGTGATGCTAATTGGTGCTTCGCTGTGTGTCATCATTCTCCTTGAATAGATGTTACTAGGGATTTCTTTGTGTCTCGAAAGGCACGAACTTTCATTGCTAATTCTATGCCTTTCCATCCTTGCTTGATGTCAACAAAGTGTAGTTCACATTTACCACTGCCTGCTGGCAAGTGGACAATGATACCACGTTCTTGGTTAACATCACCCCAACTACTACGGACTGCCGTAGCAGGGTCATACGGCAGGCCGTGTGCATACACTGCCAACTGCATAGCAATTTTATTTGGGTAGGAAATACTACCAGTTTTTAGGTCAGAGATAAACAACTCACCTTTGTATCTAACTATACGGTCAGGCGTACCTGCAATCTTGTACTTGTCTAGCACGCAGAACTGTTCAATGAATACATTTTCGAACTGTTTAGTTGCTGAGTCATATGCTTGTATGTCTGCAACATAATCTTCTGGTATCACGCCAAGGTCTTCGCCCCTGTCGTGCTTCTCTGTTAATGTATGTATGGCTGTACCTATAGTAGCCTGTGCTGTTGCACCTGCTGCTTCCATTGCATCTTCAACTAACTTATCCATTTCTAACTTGTTGTCTCTCGCTGCACTTGCAGCCAACAGTAGGTCAGGACGCAGCGTTAATCCTGCTGCTGCCATGCGTAACTTCCATGCTACTAATGCAGTGCCATCATCTAATGAACCTGCAACTGTAGTTGTACGTGTATATGGTATAGCCTTACCACCTTTAGGCGGTACAACCATAGGTCTACCGTAACGGTCTCTTGTGATTTCTACTTCTGACATAACTCTCCCTTGTTAAATAGGTTAAGAGGGTGGGAACAAGGAGAGAACCAAAACCCCACCACTCCTAACCCACTCATCGTAGCATAGTGTGACGGACTATGCGTTGATGTCATTGCCGCAATGCGGACAAAGTTTTTCTCGTTTCTTGTACACTTCATGTACTACTTGGTCTTTGTAATCTTGATGCACATATATCTTGCATCTGTTGCGTGCCTTGAGCGCACGCACTATAGCACCCGACTGATGCAGTACTGATAGCACGCCACTTGTAGTGCCGTGATGCCAGCCTGTCTTTTCGGCTAACTCTTTCCAAGTTAGTCCATTGTTTGCTGTTAGTTTTAAATATGCTAACGCTGTAACCTGATGATTTAATTCCCGACCAGATTCAATGTTGTCTATAGCACGAGCCTTAGATGTATCAGTACCTGACCATCCAGCCGTACCTTTGTATGGTCTATAAGGTACGTACTCTGCCATCAGTTATCTTCTCTTACATCATCTACTTCAACTTGGTCAACAGTGATATCGCCATCATGGAAGTTAACGTCAACACTATCTTCAAACTTATTTTGTGCATCGTCAGCATCTTCTGCTTCTACGTTAAAGGTACCAGTGATGGTGAATGTACCTTCATATGTTGATGTAAGTTTGTAACAACCAATGGATTCAAGTAACTCATTGACGTCATCTTTATTGATTGTTTGCTCACCGTCACTCCATTCACCTTCACTGAAGAAGTCACGTACTTTATTTTTAATGTCACGGATTGCGTAGGTTTGTTTGCCGAGCATGTCGTTGAGGTCATCTACTGCCTTTGCTTTCTCAATGTAGCGTAATACTTCGCCTTCAGTATAGGTTACATTAGGTGTACCCTCTACTGCTGACATGATTGTGATTGTATCCATTTGTTTCTCCTTGTTTGTAGTTAAGTGGACAGTTTAACCACATGTCCAGGTGCATCCGCGCTATCGCTGCCTAAGCAGTATGCATACGGAATTCCCGTATACTCTAGGTTGCAAGGTAATACCAATTACCTAGGCTGTAAGAGCGTATAGGAAATCTATACAGTAAGTAAAGACAAAGCCTTAGTCTTTACTCTATCGTTGCGTCCACTTAGGGTGGCGGCGGCAAGGCGGCTCGCGCCACCCGTTGCATAGTGGTCAGCATGTTCTACTACTGCATGCCATGCACCAAAGGCAGTACCTCTGATGTTCTCTTGAGTCTCTGACTCTGAGTAGATAGCCCATGCTTTAGCACGTGCATCTAACGCTATAGTCTGTTGCTTACGTTCACCTCTGGTGAGTAAGTCATATGGCTTGTCTTCTACTGTAGTAGGTAGAGGCCATACTGCCTTGAAGAAGTTGACTGTCTGTTCACGTGTCATCTTACGCTGTAACAGTACGTCCGCTGTTAACTCATAGTCTTGGATAGCAGTATAAGTTAGGTTAGTAATGTTGCGGATGTCATTGATAGACAACTCTTGGTTAGTTGTGTGTGACATACGATAAGTATAATTATTGTAGCCTTTAGTTCCTCTACTATAACCTTTACTAATCAAGCCGTTGACTTGGTTCTGACAGAACAAACGTTCAATGACTGGCTTGATTACTACTGATGATGAGCCATCATGTGATGTCTTAACTAATAAGAATGCAGCATGTGGGTCATTGGCTACGTTGATACCTTGCGGTAGTTCAAGCATCATCCAGATATTAGAGCCACCATTGAACTCACCTGCTGCAGTGTATCGTGCATCACCTGAGTCTACTAGTGTATCTAATGCATTAAATACTTCCATGTTCTGCACCATCTTGTACTTGCCACCTACTACACCGATAACTGTGTTGTTATCCTCACGGATAATGGCTTGCTTCTTAGGTACATCTATGTATGTGGCTGGTGTTACACCATCAGTGTCCATAGTTAAAGGCGTTGCCTCTGCTAGTAATGGTGCTGTGCGTACAGTCCAGTTAAGTCCTGCTTGTGTGGCTGCACTAGCAGCAGAGGTAGCCTCTACTGCAGTACCACCGCGTACCCATGCTGATTTGTTTTTAGTTGCTGTTGTCATTGTTCCTCCTTGTTAGAGATACTTTGCTATTTGCTTCATGGTTGAAGCATTAACTGTTAGTTCATCTGTCATACGTAGAATTGATAGAGCATTGCTAATCTCTTCTACTGTTTCTTTGTATGTATGTAATGATATATTTTCCCATTCCCGTTCGGGACATACAGGTAAATCTTTTTCATCAACTGTAATATCATAGTCAATATTGAGTTGATTATTCCATGCACGGTAGTTTGTTCTAAAATTAAATGCTTTTTTAACATTAGCAATAGCAAAATCTGTTAGTTCTTTTTGATATGCAGCATATGCTTTTTGATATTTGGTTTCATATGCTTCTTGATTACTATAGTTTTTTTTGACTATTACTAACTTGGCTTCTAATGCAGTTACTACCTTATGTGTTGGTAGTTTAACCGTGATTCCTCTAGTCATTTGTTACATCCCTTGCTAGTTTGAGTGTTGCATATTGATTGCCTTCATTAAGTTTATCTAAGAAACCTTCTTCTTGTACAAGACTAATGAATGTTTCTACTAACATGTTAGATAGTACACCATCAGGCAATGACATAAGTCGTTGTGTCATTGGATGTGCTGCATCAAACTCTGTTACTAGTTCGACTGTATGTGGAACTTTAATTGTTTGTGTCATTTGTTTCTCCCTTGTTTGCTTGTATTGTATATATCCATGCCCACGCTATATCTTCTTTACCATACTCAAGGTC